CCAAAGTGTTGGTCAGTCATCAATACTATTTTCATACTCTCGCCTTCTTGAAGTTAGCTTCACGATCATACTTTTCAATGTTACTCTTGCAGAATTCTTGAATACTCAGTAGAGTAGTTCTGTAGTTGTAACGAATATTATCCGGAGTGTTTTTATCACTCAGCTTCAACGCCATATCAAGAATCAGTGGCGGAATGTTGTTGTATTCCTTCTGCATTGTTATCTTCCTCTATAAAAACTTCCACGCCCTTCTTCTTGGCGGGCTTGTTTTTGCTTTGCAGCTTTGCTTCGTAGTCAGTAACGAATTTATCCATTCTGTCTACGTGATCTTTGTAGTGGTGATTTGATCCCTTCTTGTGAGCAGGCATGTCAGTACCACCTTCTCCTGAACCCATGTATTCCATAAGCTCATCTAGAACATTTAGGTTCTCAAATACCTTGTACTTCACATAGGTTTGCTTATGTTCCTTGGCGATCCTATGCAAGAATGCATTATAAATGATCATTGTAAAATAAGCAAATGGATTATTTGACTTTTCTGGGTTGAAATTGTGCATATAAGCAATACAATTCTCAATTCCGTCGCCAATCATTTCTTCCTTGTAAGTATAGGAAATGAAGTTTGACTTATACGATAACTTAGTAGCAATTTTCAAAATACAAGAACCAATATACTCCGGAATTCTAGGAGCCGGAAGGTCGTTCTTCTTACATTCTCTATACTCATTAATGTATTTGATCATATGAGTATACAGCAATTTATTATCAACGTAGTGTGCAAGAGCTTTCTTGCCGGTAGCAACTTTTTTATTCATCTAAGTACCTTTTTGCTTGACTTTTTTGCAGATCACGGTATAATAGCAATGTGCTTCTTAATTAATAGTAGTGTTACCTGAACGTTCCACCATCGCAGTGATTAAGTCCATGAGCTGAGCCTTGTCCGAAGTAGCTGGAGCGGCGTCAGCCTCCGAAGGAGGAAGCAGCTTCCTTTTGTAGACGCCCATATATTTGTTGTAGTAAGAAAGTGTTTGTTCATTCAGATCACTGAAGTGCACAATATGTTCTCTACCAATATCGACATAGTCTGAAGCTGACAAAGAGTTATATTTCACAAAATATAGAATGTACTGTTCGTCTTGAAGACCGTAACGAGCTTCAAAAACATCACGTATACGGAAAGCATCATTTCCAAGTGACTCTACTTCGCCTACAATTTCTTCACGAGTGGTGAGCTTAATTACTTTTACTGTCATTTGAGATTCACCTTATAAATTTTGTATTCAAAACCTTCAGTAGAATAGATCTTGATTCTTTCTTTGAAATGGTTGAGAGTATAGTTCACATTGCTCTTGTGACTTAGATTGTCAGCAATGTCGAACAGAGTTGCTCCAATCTTGTCATCAGCTTTACGTAGAATGCGACCGATTGATTGAAGAATACGAACAATAGATTTGCTTGGAGAAGCAAAGATCAGATTGTGAAGACGCTTGATGTTGATACCAGTAGAGAAGGTTCCGTAAGAAGCAATGATGATTGCGTTATCTTCTTTCTCAACAATAGAACGTATCTCATCACGTTCTTCACCGTCGACTCCACCGTGCACATAATATACTGGACGATCAGTTTCTTTTTTGATCATCTCGAACAGCTTATCACCGTGCTTCTCAACGTATTGATAAAGCACCAGAGTGTTACCACCATCAAGCGATAGAACCAAATTCTTGATAAACTTGTTGCGCTTCTCATTGCGCACTAGAAAATCCATTTCCTCTTGATATGTATACTTCTTTGCAGCGTCACAATCTTCTGGTGAGTGATTGAGAACTAGAGCCTTGATCAACAGTTGTGAAACGTGTCCTTGTTCCATTAACTCAGAAGTTGTTGTTACTTTGCGTACCTTACCAAACAGACCTTCAAGAACCAGCTTGTTTGTAAGAGAACCATCAAGAGTGCCTGTAAGACCGAAGCGATATGAACAATCGGTAAGCTTGGTCATGATTGATACTAGAGAAGTAGCCTTGAACAAGTGTGCTTCGTCACCAAACACAACCTTGAACTGTTGAAAGAATTCCTTTGGCATCTTGTAGATTGACTGCCAAGTAGAAATTGTTACTCTTGCATTACTGTTCTTTTCAGAACCGCTTGTAATAGTATGGATCTCACCCTTGTATCCATAGTCTCTGAAGTCAGAAGCCATTTGGTGTACAAGAGAAACGGTAGGAACAATGATCAGAGTCTTTTCAGCATACGCTCTTGTAAGCATGTAAATGATAAGAGACTTACCTGAAGATGTTGGAGAAAGCAGAACAGCTCTTTTCTTGCGCATGGCGTAGATGAAAGCTTCTATTTGATATTCTCTTGGAACGTGTGGAAGATTGAGAGATTCAATAAACTCTTCAGCTTCCTTGAGTGAGAACTCTTCATCACCTGATTCGTATTCATACTCTACTTCGTATTCTCTTGAAGCAGCAAATTCTTCAATGGCTGGAACAAGACCAGCATAGATCTCACGAGTAAGCATGTTAAATAGACGGATCTTACCGTCCCATACTTTTGCTCGTACCTTTGGATGGAACTTCGCGTTCGGTACTGTGAAAGTAAACTCATCAGAAAGTTCTTGCGCAGTGGATGGACTGCAGAAAATCTTTACTACAACCTCATTCACTTTCTTGATGAGTATTCTATCAGTCATTATGCACCAACTTTGAACTGTTCCCACTTGACAGCATTCGTAATGTTGAAGTTACGACTGCCGATGGTTTTGATTATTGAATCGAGAAGTTCGATCTTTTCTTGCTGATAAGCAATGCGTAAATTAAGGTCAACCATCTCTTGGTCAGCCTCAATATACATTTCTGTGTCTCCACGGATGATTCTTTTAGGATTTGGGGACCAACCCCGCTCTTTGAGCGTTTCTTCGTCTAAGACTCCGGTAAAGTATTCAAACTTAAGAAGTTTTAATTGCTTTTTCTTCTCATTTAGTTTTCTGAGCACCAAACGTTCGTTGGTGAAGATCTTAAAGTATTTGTTATGAAGCTTGGAAGTTTTCAGAGCTTCGTTGCCAAGTTCCGTTCTATCGATTTCAGAGTCAACGTCCCAAAGCTCAAAGATTTCATCAACTGTCATCACGACCCCACAAAATTATCAATTGTTTTAATATAAGTCTTTCACCCATTAAAGTCAAGTAGTTTTACAACTTAGTTCTTGTAAACTCACGGTATTTGAGAACAACGGTGGCGGTGATGTAGTCAATGTCAGTGTTCTTTGAGTCGAACTCAAGCATGCTCAAAGCTGATGGAATTACGTCGATGAAATTAATCAGAATGTTTGGATTCATTGAACTGTTAAGAATAGTAAGTGTAGCATCTCTCATGATACCTTTACCAGTAGTTGGTCCCTGAGAAGCAATAGCATCATACTGACCATAGTTGTTAGGAAAACCAAGACCAGTCATCCAGTCAAAGATGTCAAAGTAACTGTTAAGGTCTTCATCAATCTTGAACTCAACAATTAGATCACCAAAAGTAACGTGATCGCCAGCAGTGATCAAACGATTAAACGGTGTTTGAATTACATTTGTGTTGTTAAGATTGTATGGTGGAAATTTTACAGACTGAACAAAGTAATTGAATGTGTGTAGATTTGGAATCTCAAACTTAAACCCAGTAGGTGAAAGGAAATTCTTGTTTGATGGTTGGTCAACAATAGCGTTCATCGGTCACTCCATTTTCATATATTTATGTGCACAAAAAAGGGGAGCAACAAGTGCTCCCCTTAGTTCGTCCGGTTGACCCGGCTTCTATTATAGAAGGTTCTTGATTAGTGAACGACGGTAGAACACGTTCTTGTTTTGAACAAGAGTTCCGTCGGAGTAAGCAGCACCTTGTGAGAATGGATTTGCTACAACGCCGTAACGTGTCTTAAATCCAATCTTTGGTTGGAAGGTATCTTGACCAACTGCACGAACCATTTGTAGTGGTACGTATGGGCAGTAGAATAGACCAGCGTCGAACGCTGAAGATCCCTTATAACCGATAACCGCATAGTTACCACCAGCG